AGAAAAATTACAATGTCAAAGAAGTTTACATTAAATCAATTGACCGAGGGTATTCGCCAACGCCATGTCGGCTACCAAAATCGTCATTTAATTGATAAGTGTGCACGCACCGGTCTTCTCAGAGGACTGGAGGGTACCACACGTGAAAATATGGCCACGCTGCTTGAGAACCAGGCTGCACAGGTCTTGAGAGAGCAGAATTCGCTCTCTACTGGTGGCGGAAATCTCACCTCTTCGGGTGATATCCGCGGATTCCAGAATATTGCGTTCCCAATGGTTCGTAGAGTTTTCGGCGGTCTTATCGCCAATGAGTTAGTTTCCATTCAGCCAATGAGCCTTCCATCTGGACTGCTCTTTTACCTCGATTATACATACGGTACAAACGTAGGTGATGATGGCGCCAACACTGCTTCCTATCAGAAGGGACAGTCGATTTACAACGCACCTCCAGGAAAGGGAGTTCGCTCCGGTTCGCTGGGTGTAGGTGGTCAGTATGACCTTGCTGGTTCTGGTTATTCCAGAGTTCATAAGGTTGACGCTGGTGTTACGCTTACGGCATCTGGTGCTTACGCTGGTTCCGGAACTTGGGCAAACTCTAAGAGACTTGCCGCGACCGGTTCTGATGGTAAGTTACTTCAGTTTGATCCGCAGATCACTACTATGATCGAGGATAACTCTGGTGGAGCAGGGCTGCATGAGGGTGATGGTGTCTTTGAGGCCGTAATCGTTGCTTTCGATTCGGGCTTCTCAAATGCAGATGCCACTCTTACCAAGGAATTCACACTGCACAAGCAGGGTGGCGGATATGGTAGCGTTTACAAACCGCTGAATGAAAAGATTCAGGGTAACGCCGGAGCAGGCGTAATGAACATTAAGCGACTTAACCAGCTTGGTACGTGGTCGGGTAATGTATTTACTGCTAACTCTCTTACTACTGCAGGTTCTACTAACGCAGCTCTGTTGTTCATTGTTTCTGGTTCTAACGTCCTAAGCACTGCTCAGGATACTCTTGATGTAGCTTATGTATTAAGTTCTGCTCTTAACGTTGGTACTGATGGTGATGCACTTACCATTCCAGCCTTTGAGTCTAACTTTGGTACAGGTACTCCTTCTCCGGTAATTCCAGAGATTGATATCAAGATCGAATCGATTGCAGTAACTGCTGAGACCCGTAAGCTCCGTGCTCGCTGGTCACCAGAGCTCGCTCAGGACTTGAATGCTTATCACAGCTTAGACGCTGAGGTTGAGCTTACTCAGATCCTATCCGAGCAGGTTGCTCTCGAGCTTGATAGAGAGATCCTCAACGATCTCTTGCAGGGTGCAAAGACCAATTACTACTGGTCAAGAGCGCCTGGTAAGTTCGTCAACAAGAAGACTGGTACAGAAATCGCTAAGACTTCTACGTCCTACCCAGGTCCTTCCTTCACCGGAACGGTCCGTGAGTGGTACGAGACTCTAGTAGAGACTACTATCGATGTTGCTAACGAGATCCATCGCCTTACGCTGCGCGGATCTGCAAACTTCATCGTGGTCTCTCCTGATGTTGCCACAATTCTAGAGGCTTCAGTTCTTTACCGTCCATCTTACAGCATTGACGGTGACGGACAGGTTGGAGCTCCTATGACTCTTGGAGCAGAGAAGGTTGGAACCCTCAGTAACCGTTTCACGGTTTACAAGGATCCATATTTCCCACGCAACAAGATTCTTGTTGGCTACAAGGGCGGAAGCTACCTGGAGACAGGATTTGTATACGCACCTTATGTTCCACTGATTGTCACTCCCACTATCTTCGCACCAGAAGACTTCACTCCTCGCAAGGGCGTGATGACTCGATACGGTAAGAAGATGGTTCGTAGCGACTTCTATGGTACTGTAACGGTCATGGATATTAACATAATCTAAAATTAGATTAAGTCAATTATAACTCGGGGCGTCCTTTATGGGCGCCCCGTTTTTATTTGAATATTGGGGTACGAGGGTAATATTTAGTATCAGCGAGGATAAAACAAATGGCTACTGCTAAAACAACCAAAACAAGTAAAAACACTGTAGCAAGTGTTAATAAAAAATGTGAAGAGCTCGAAAACATAGTATCTAGACTAGAGGCTAGAATTGTTGAGCTAGAAAATAATCTTAATTCCGATTCCAGCACCCCAAGCTCTGATGATGGCTGGAAAGGTAAACTTATGGAAGTAATAAAAATTATGCCAGATGGTGAGTATGCCTGTCGCAAAATAGGTCTATAATTTTTATTATTTTTTTTAGTTCCATACAGCTAGCTCTTATGTGAGATCTCACACGGAGATTACCGAGAGGGTTAATTTTCGCGTAAGCTGACTCTGGTATTTTGCGTTCTTTTCTATATACTTAGTTTTGAAGTAAAAAAAGTCGGAGTAATATATGTCTAACTTCATACAAACGTTAAATCCAACTCCGTTTGGGTTTTTTGACGATGACGCAGATTTTCAGAAAGATGCTAATTCTATAGTTACGTTTGTAAAAAGAAAGCTAGGCGATGATATTTTATCTGTCGAGTTGACAAAAAAACAAATTTGGGCATGCTTTGAAGAAAGTACTTTAGAGTACGGCTCTCAGATAAACGAATATCAAACAAAATCTCAGCTTTCTAATTTAATGGGAATGTCTACTGGATCTAACATTGAGCAAAAATATGCTCATGAGACCTTAGACTTTATGCTCAGGCTCGCAGAGCCATACGCGCAAGACGCTGGAATTGGTGGCTCTTACAACACTTTATCTGGTTCTATAGTTCTTACAGGGTCTAAACAAGATTATGACATTTATGACAGCCTTAAAGATTCTACTGGCGCTTTGATTTTCTCTTCTAGCCTTAATAATAATGGAGCTGGAAGGATGAAGATTTTAGAAGTGTATCACTTCAGTCCACAGGCTTCATACAGATTTTTTGATACTACTTCTGCTATAAACTATCTTAATAACGAATTTTCCTTTGAGTCCTTTACTCCAGAGACTGTATTTTACATACTCCCTGTTTTTGAAGATGTCCTCCGCGGAGGCCAAATGGATTTATCCAATAGGGTAAGACGCTCTAATTATTCTTACAGGACTCAAGGGACAAAAATAAGAATATTTCCAGCACCAAGCAATGCTCTTAATGGCAAAAAAATGTGGATAAGAGTTGGTTTTGAGGCTGATCCCTTTAATCCAGCATATAACGATGCCTCAATCAATGGAGTCTCAACTCCAGCCAATATTCCCTATGGCAATGTCGCGTATAAAGTGATCAATAGCATGGGGAGACAATGGATTTATGAATACTCTTTGGCGCTAGCTAAAGAATTACTCGGTTTAGTTCGATCAAAATTTTCTACTGTACCAATTCCGGGCGGAGATCTTCAATTAGACGGCGCTACTTTAGTCACACAAGGCAGAGAAGATGGTGAAAAATTGAAAACTGAACTTAGAGAACTGTTGGACGGTTTGACATATGATAAGATGCTAGAGGGAGAGGCTGCTAAGTCTGAATCCCTCAAGACTATTTTAAAGAATGTGCCTGTTCCAATGGGTAAATGCATTATAATTGGGTAAATAAATGTCTCGTTTGTTTATAACTCCCCGAGAACTAGATCTGATTTCCGACTTAACGAAGGAAATCACAAAGGATGTTATCGGACAAAAAATTTATTACTACCATATCAGAGAAGACGTGAGTAATGTACATGACGTTTATGAAGAGGCTCAAGATAAAATATTTGACCCTCCAATTGAAATTGATGCGAGAGTAGAATGGCAACAGTCTGAGTATAAGGCCACGCAATTTGGTGTAGAAGAAATTAGTAGCTTAACAGTCTGGATTCAATATCGTGATATAATAGATAAAGGAATCAATATTGATGATGGGGATTATCTAAGCTATGGCGACACCTTTTTTGAGATTATTAAAGCGCAATGGGATAGTACGATATTTGGACAAATTGAACACTCTACTGGGTATATCTTGACTTGCAAGCAAGCTAGATTAGGGTTAATTGATAAAGTTCCTCACGGTCCAACCGATGAGGCTTACAGTGATCCAGATGCCGTTCAGGAGACCTTTGTGCAACAGCGCGGTTACAAAGACAATAGGCTCGGTCCAACTGGCGATCAAAGAGCATTAATAGAGCAGGGTAAACTTGATTTACCAATATCTGGAGCGCCAGCAGAAGTATCTAAACGAGGATCTCCAGGCGGCATAGAATCATCATTTTATGCTGATGAAGGAGATGTATCCTAATGTCGACTAGACAGCAAACTGGTGTAAATCGCATGCCGTTTGGGGCTGATATTGATCCAGACTTCCATGTTCCTTCTTGCACTATTGAAGATGTAGATCGAGCGCTGTTTAATCTTTTTGAAAAAGACATAACCCTTCAATATTCTTTAAAGAAAGAAATGAAAAAAATTCCAGTTATATTTGCTACTGGAGAAAGATTTGCTGTGCTAAGACGGAAAAAGCCACTTAGAGATAAGGCTGGCGCAACTATTCTTCCCTTAGTTTCTATTTCTAGATCAGGAGTAAATCAAAAAGTAGACAGAGGAATGGCTACTAACCAATCAGTAGAAATGACAGTGAAGAAAAAGTTAAGCCCTAAAGATCCAGTTTATCAAAGGCTGCTTAACA